GTCCGGCAAGCGAGTGAAAGGGTTTAAAATTGGCTTTCCTTCACATTCAAAGAACTCAGCACCAATTGTCCTAGAGGTTATATCTCGTTTGACAATAGCTTCAATAAGAGGTGATTCATCTAAAACTTTTTGAACGTCAACCAAAGTGTTGCAATGTGAAAATATATTGATATGTGTTTCATCATATAGAAAGCCATACCTGTTTTTGAACCATTCGTCGGTTTCAAGTGTCGCAATTGGTCGTTCACTAACATGTTTTACTTGTTCAATGTGCTGATCGACAAAAATTTTGGCAACTTTTGAGCCTTTAACAATGTCAAAAATTTTTGAATGAAAATGTCGCATAATGGGTAAACAATAAAAATCATTCATGTAGGCTTGAGATTGAGTTTTTAACCAATACATGAATTGAGTTTCATTGTATTGTCGGAAAGAACACGCCCATTTGACCAAATTGCGACCTGGATATTGAATTGCGACATGAGAATTTAAAACAGGGACAAAAAGACTTGAACAATAATTTGCGGTCATCTCAGTGTGAAATTCAGTTTCACTTTCGAAACCAGTTTTATCAGCCATGATTTTATCGTACATTTTGGAGTTTGGAATATTTAATGATGGGTCCAAAATGTTAAAAATGTTATCTCCCATTAATAGTGTAATCATCTTTTTCTCTATTCTGGCGCGATCAACATCAAAGAAATGGGACATTGCACAATCATGGGCTATCAAACTTTGATACGTATTTCCTCCAGAAGTATTATTGTTTCCAGTGTGTCTTGTGCCGGCCATAGTTATGGGGTAAACTGTCCCTTGCGCTCGTAAAACTCCTTTGCGATCAAATATGTCCAGAAATTTTTCCAAAAATGGGTCATTGATGCCATTTAAAAGAGCATAATAAAATTCCCACTCAAGAAACAAATGAAAATAATTAACATGAGCGTCATGTCGCTTGTTATCACTTATCATAATTATTGGTTTTGGAATGATTTTCAAACATTCGTGAAACAAGTCGCCCAAATCGGTTTTATTGTATCCCATTGTAAATACAATACCATCAGATATTTCGAACGACCTCGTCAAATGTTTGACGGCAGCATAGGTCGTTGGTCCCATAAATGCGGTAAAGGTTGGGTGAGAAGATGATATTAATCGTGGATCAAAATCGGTGGCTAAATAGAATTCATCGGCTTTAGGAATCACCTCGCGTTTGACAAAACAAGTTAAATCATCACGTATACGTTTTCCATGTTCCAGTTCATTTAATGCATTTAAATACATTTTTCTTTTAGCTCCCTCAAAGTGATTTGCCCAAGTGATACCATCAATTTCAGAGAACGGTTCTTTGAGAAAATATTTATGGTATTTACGAGCAAATCGAACTAAGTCCAATCCACCATAACCGCAATCGAATTTTTTACCTTGCCGATGTTTAAAAGCGCGTGCACCATTTTCAAAACAAAGGTTGCACGTAACCGCGTACCCTCGTACGACCGGCCCGTAAACGAAAGTCCATGCATTATGTTGTGTGCAGACAAATTCACACCCTTCAATTGAGCATCCGGTTTTTAAGACAACGTCTTTAGGTGGCATGCATAAGCCGGGTATTTTCTCGACAATCCAGACTTTTGGTAAATTTAAAGGAAGTGTTTTAAATAAGTAAACAAAAAGTCGGAAAGTTACAAAGATTATTAAAAGGGAAACTGAAACCAACATAATATATTTCAAAATCATTAATTGGTAATAAAAATTTGTGTCAGTATTGTGTCGAGCTGCATTGTCAATAACGTCCTCCATTGTTAAGCGACGGTGAAGCGGGTTGCTAACGAAATAAGTGTACAGCACTGATTCAACGTGGTCCAAGACGATAAATAAATACGGGACGTACATACCATAACGAAGAATGAAACCAATTAGTGTAATACACGAAATGATTTTGAGTATAAAAAGAAAATGATATTCAGGGCGATTTAAATCGTCCCAC